TAGCGACACAGACGCTTATAGATGGTGATAAAAAAGTAGTTCAAAAATTTACTAATATTTCTGATGGCTCTGGTGAATCTGCGGTTGTTAAAGTTGATGTAAGTGGTTTGGCTACAAATTCTCGTGGAGATGCTTGTACAGGTGTTGTCATAGAGAAAATATGGTGGCAGTGCATTGGAATGAAGGTTCAAATACTTTTTGACGCCTCAACTAATGTTTTCTGTATTGAGTTAGGTGAAAACCAAAGTGGTAATCAAGATTACACTAATTTTGGTGGTCTTTCAAACAATTCTGGAAGCGGCAAAACTGGTGATGTTCTTTTCACAACTGTGGGTCATACGAGCGCAGATACTTATACAATAATTATGTCTATGCGGAAAGAGTATGGCTAAATCTAAAAAAGGCGAAATGCCTAAACGTAATAAGAAAAACTTCCGCCCCACAAAGTCTGGGGCGGGAATGACAAAAGCTGGTGTTAAAGCATATCGGCGTAAAAATCCCGGCTCTAAGCTGAAAACAGCAGTGACAGGGAAGGTTAAGCCCGGAAGCAAAGATGCCAAGCGGCGTAAGTCTTATTGCGCACGTTCGGCAGGACAAATGAAAAAGTTCCCGAAAGCTGCGAAAGACCCTAATAGTCGTTTGCGTCAAGCTCGTAAAAGATGGAAGTGTTAAAATGGCAATAGGTCGTAGTCAAATGAGCAATCAAATCAGCAAGCCACCTCAAAAAAAGGACGATATGCCTAGAGGTTTAAGTTACTTTAGGAAAGGTGGAGCCGCTTCAAAGAAATCTAAAGGCAGTAAGATATGTCCTTCTGGAAAAGCATGGGCCAAGCGAACATTCGACACATATCCTAGTGCTTATGCAAACATGGCAGCATCTAAATATTGTAAAGACCCTAATTACGCTAAAGGTGCAAAGGGAAAGAAGAAAAAGAAATGATGAATAAAAAGAAAAAAGCTGCTGTTAAAAAGGTTATTAAAGGTCTTAAAAAGGCTTCTCGTTTACATGCTGGACAAGCAAAAAGTCTTAAAAAGGTTATTAAACCTACTAAAAGAAAAAAGAAAAGCTAATGGGTGCGCTTAAAGATTGGGTAAATCAAGATTGGGTTCGCATTGGCACTGATGGAGAGATCAAGGGCAAGTGCGGAACTTCTAAAAATAAAAAAAGACCAGATCGTTGTTTACCTCGCAAAAAAGCTCAAAGTCTTTCTAAAGAAGAGCGTGCAAAAACTGCCCGTAAAAAGAAACGTGCAGGAGCAAAGGGAAAAACTGTGGTTTCTAACACTAAAAAAGCAAAAGTTCGTAACATGGAAAATGGAGGTGCTGTGGAAACTAATTCTAAACGTAAATTTAATGGTAAGAGCGTACCCGGAACTGCTGTTGCAAGGGGTTGCGGTAAAATAATGTCCAACCGAAGAAAGCGCACACGAGGCGCTGTAAGTCAATCATAAGGAGTTTTATATTATGGCTATGAAGAAAAAAGGCTACCGAAACGGTGGTAAAGTTAAGAAAATGTCAAAAGGTGGATCAGCAGGCGGTAAAACAGTTCGCCGTATGTCTAAAGGTGGGGCCACAGGTGGCAAAAAAGTCATGCGTATGACAAAAGGTGGAGCCGCTGGTGGTAAAAAATCACTTGCTTCAGCAAGAGCAGCACTTCCCGCTGGTTATAAAATAGTTAAAAAGTAAAATATGGCTTATTTGCACAGCAATATACCTTATTTTAAGGCATGGGTTCGTCGTGAATACACTCATAACCATGAGGATTATCACGGCGAATTTTTGCACGCTATGGTTGTCGGCGTAACAACAATACCAAACAGATGTTTGAGTTTTCAGGTTATATTTACTGGAAATGAGGCTGAAGGAGAAAAAGAAGACACAGTACATGGTGGTGCTATGTGGGCGCGTATGCCTATAACTGCGCTTGTTGGTGACATTCCCCTAGAAGAGTGGCCTGAACCAATGGAAACATACGATGCACAGCCTTGGGACTGTGCTTCTCATCATAATTCTGTGTATGTCATGGATAGAACTACTCCTTGCCCTTGGATGGCTAAAATAGATGGTAAAATGCACCCAGCAAAGTATTTATTTACTGTAGACTACACTGAATCAGAAATAGCGGATGATCCAGCGCAACATAAACAAAGCCATGTGCTTCAATTATTAGATGCTGGAGAATGGACGGGTAATATTGTTGCGTTACCCAATAACCGTGTGCGTGTAACGCACCCTGCTTGGTTTCAAACAGGCGAGGGCGCTCCTGATTTCAAGCCATCTCAACATATACACTATTCAAAAAGTGATTTAGACTATACACTAGATGTTAACAAGGTTTTCGATAACCTTTATAACGAGGAATAACATGACTGTATCAGGCTCCAAAGACTTTGAATTAGATGTAGCAGATTATATTGAAGAGGCTTTTGAGCGTTGCGGCCTAGAAGTGCGTACAGGGTATGATTTAAAGACTGCAAAACGCTCTTTGAACCTTTTATTTGCTGATTGGGCCAATCGTGGCTTGAACCAGTGGACTATTGCTCAAAGAAACTTCACTGTTACCTCTGGAGATGGTGATGAGTCTCTAGGAACTGATGTTATTGACATATTATCTCTTGTTGTTAGGCGAGATGGCACTGATTTCTCTTTAAGTCGCATTAGTCGTGACGAATATCTCAGTATCCCAACAAAAACCACGACAGGACGCTCAACGCAGTTTTTTGTTGATAGACAGATAAATCCAGTGCTTAAATTGTGGCCTTTACCCGATAATAGTACCGATGTGGTCCTATATGATGCTCTAATACGCCTAGATGACGCTGATAATTACGTCAATACTATGCAAGTTCCCTTCCGTTTTTACCCTGCTTTAGCGGCTGGTTTGGCCTATTATATAGCTCTAAAACGCGCTCCAGATCGCGTTCAAATGTTAAAAACGGTCTATGAAGAGGAATTAACGCGTGCAATGGATGAAGATAGGGATCGTGCGTCCTTCAGAGTTGCTCCAGATTTAAGGAATTATAGATATGTCTAAATATGCCACAGGCAAATTTGCATACGGCATATCTGATCGTTCAGGGTTCCGTTATCGCCTGAGAGACATGAGAAAAGAGTGGAATGGCCTTCTGGTTGGTAAAGACGAGTGGGAGAGAAAAGAACCGCAACTTGAGCCTTTGAGAGCGATTCCTGATGCACAATCTCTTAGAAACCCACGTCCAGAACAGAATTTATCTGAACAAAGAAACATTCAATGGGGGTACAATCCAGTAGGACGCGCAGATGATGGCGGATTAACCCCTAATAACTTAGTTGCAACTGGATCAGTTGGTAGCGTTACGGTGACAGAATCATGAGCTTTACATATGCAGAATTAAAAACAGCTATTCAGAACTATACTGAGAACACAGAAACAACTTTTGTGAATAGTTTAGATATTTTTATAAAAAACGCAGAAGAACGAATACTAAAGATTGCTCAACTTGAGGTTTTTAGGAAAAATTCTACAGGTATTTTAACAGCGTTTTCAGCAGACAACGCTAATTCCCAGTTTCTTACTCTTCCGGGCGATTACTTGGCTCCTTTTAGCCTGTCTTACACCAAAGATAGCGTTAAAGAGTTTCTGTTATTTAAGGATGTAAACTTCATTCAGTCCTTTAACCCCAACAGCACTACCACTGGAGAGCCAAGATATTACGCTCAATTTGATATAACTCACTTTATATTAGCCCCTACTCCCGATGTGGCCTACCCAGTAGAGCTTCATTACTTCTACAGACCAACTAGTCTTACTGCTGGTGCGGATTCTGGAACAACTTGGCTAAGTACAAACGCTTATGTGGCTCTTTTATACGGCTCTCTCATTGAGGCGTACACATTTATGAAGGGTGAGGCAGATTTAGTACAGAATTACACTCAAAGGTTTACTGAGGCAATGTCTCGTGTCAAAAACTTTGGTGAGTCTCAAGAAGTTACAGATGCTTATCGCACTGGAATGATATTAAGGGAGAAGACATGATACCTAGTATGAATATTGGCCTACCTGACGATTACAAAGTAGAGGTTCACACCTCTAACGGAAGGGGCTTCAATCCTGAAGAGATTGCAGAGCGATGCGCAGATAAGATTCTTTCTGTTTCTGATAGCGCTCATCCTGCAATTCAACAGCAAGCACACGCCTTCAGACAGCGTATAGTTAAACTAATAGAGTTTTATCTAGCTGATGCTGTGCAAAACGACAGAACTACTGTATATAACGCATTAACCGATGCAGGACACCCAGAGCTTGCATCACTAATAAGGAGATTGTGACATGGCCTTTAATGGTAATTTCATGTGTACGAGCTTTAAGAAAGAGCTTCTTGAGGCCAAGCACAACTTTTTAGCAAGTGGAGGCAACACGTTTAGGTTGGCGCTGTACACTAACAGCGCAACATTCACTGCTGCAACTACTGCGTACACTTCTAGTAATGAAATCAGCAACACTGCTGGCAGCGCATATGTTGCGAAGGGTGTGGCCTTAACGAACGTGAACCCTTCCGCTTCTGGAACTACCGCATTAACAGATTTCGCTGATGCTTCTTATAGTTCTGCAACATTTACGGCTCGTGGCGCTTTAATATTTAACGACACTGCATCGGGTGATCCTTCTGTCCTTGTTTTGGACTTTGGCGCAGATAAATCAGCAAGTAATGGTACATTTACGGTTGTATTTCCAACCGCAGATGCAAGCAATGCGATTATTAGGATAGCCTAATGACTGATGTTGTTGTCGCCTTTTTAGGGTGGAACTCTTCTAGCCAAGGTTGGAATGGTGGCACTTGGGGCAACAACGTAGCCTTACCCGGATCAACCGCTTCTGTAGGTTCAGTTACGGTTGTTGGTACTGCTGTACAACCTGTGACGGGATTAACCTCGACAGGATCGGTAGGATCGGTTACGGTTACAGGAACAGCTAGTGTAGCAGTAACGGGGATTGCAGCCACAGGCTCTCCCGGTGCGACTACAGTAGTAGGAACGGCAAACCTAACTTTAACTGGTGTTGCTGGCACAGGGCAAGCTGGAGATGTTTCCACACTTGTCACAGGCGATGCTAACGTGGATGTTACAGGTTTGTCCGCTACGGCAAGCGTTACACCAATTCAGGTTTTGGTGTGGAGCAATATTGTTCCTGATCAAAATCCGAACTATAATGAAATTATTCCTCCCTCCTCTTCTTCTTGGAGCGAGGTTGCAGCATAGGAATTTAAACAATGGCTAGTACATATGTCAACAATTTACGCCTTGAGGAAATCGGCACTGGCGAACAGTCTGGTACTTGGGGCGATACTACGAATACTAACTTAGAAATAATTGGTCAGGCAGTCGCTTGGGGAACCAGAGCAATTGCGAACGCATCTACCGACAACATTACGATTGCAGACGGTGCGCTGGACGCAGATAGATGTCTTGGGCTGAAGCTCACAGGCGGCGGTCAGGCTTGTACGGTAACACTTCTGCCTAACACTTCTTCTAAAACTTGGTTCATGTATAACGCAACGGCTGCGGATTTGACCTTCACATGCGGTAGTGGCGCAAACGTAGTTATTCCAGCGGGTCAGACAAAGGTTATTGCAACAGATGGTTTGGGATCAGGTGGTGTTGTTCACGATCTTCTTACTGCTGTTAACTTAGCAGGAACTACAGTTGTTGATGATTTAACGGTTAGTGATGATTTAACCGTTGGCGATGATTTAGCAGTTACTGGATTAGCCACAATCGGTGAAACCCTTGCTGTAACAGGAGTGTTAACTACTACCGCAGCCACGGTATTTAACGGTGGGTTTGCTAGTAATGCTGACTCCACGATGGGAACAAACAAAAAGTTAATCTTCCGAGACGCTGCAATCCACATTAGCTCAACTGCCGATGGTGACTTATCTATAGCTGCTGATGATGAAATAGACATAACCTCAACACTTATAGACGTTAACGGTAATCTTGATGTCTCAGGCACTGCCCTCGTAACAGGCGTCCTGACCACCACGGCTTCGGCTGTGTTTAACGGTGGGTTTACATCTAATGGAGACACAAACACATTTACATCAGCAAACTCTACTGACCCTGTACTAATTCTTAAAAACACTACCAATGACACTAATGGAACAAGACTACACTTTATAAAAGACAAAGGGGCTGCTGGAGCCGATAATGATTCCATAGGTACAATACAATTTACAGCAGATAATGATGCCCAGCAGCAAATTCTTTTTGGTCAAATATTAACTAGAATTTCAGATGCTTCTGATGGTGCAGAAGGTGGTCAGATGCAATTTAGTCTTGCGTCCCACGATGGAGAAGTTCAACCTTTTCTTAATGCTGTAGACGGCAATGCTGAAGACGAAATAGATGTAACTATTGCTAGTGGGACATCTTCTGTAACTGCTATTGCTGGTGGAT